TCATAAGGCAGCAGCCCCAACGTCCTTATTGAAAACCTCGCGATAGATCGAGCTTAACCGCCCATGAAAAGCTCTCTCGTCAAGATCGGTGAAGGATCGCCAATAATCCTCCCCTGTCTCAGGCTTGAACGATTTATCGAACTCATAATCATAGAAGTTAGATGGAAGTCCCTGCAAGGCGTTATAGTCAGAAACAAGCTGAGCTGCTGTCTTGGAAGATTTACTCAAACCGTACTCAAAAACGGATTTAAGGAACTCCGGCGAACACCTGACCGCCTGGCTGAAGCATGCTGCATACTGTTTCTTAAAGTTCAGCAGGAAGTTAAGAAACTTATTACGCTTGATCTTATGAATAGTTAGGTTTGCTTTCTTTGCGTTCTGGAGGAACTCAAGCCACCATTTAGAGGTAACGCAATTATAACGCCGGGAACGTCCCGGATCGACGAAGCGAATGAGCTTAAGAGCAACTCCACACATTATAGCTTGAAACTCATCATCGGTATGATCAAGGTACTGAGTAAGAACGGCAGAAGCGTTCTTCTGGTGAAACTCCATTTCAAAACGTGTCCAGGCTGAAACACCCTCCGGAACCGTCGCGCCGTGTGCGATCTGCTCAGACAGCTTATCATAAAAACGGATATAGGTGCCGGACTTACGTTTTCCAAGATAGATAGTTTTGCCAACTCTTCCGCTGCTGACGTACTGAGACTGAATGAAAGTAAAAGGTACCTTTTCATCAATCTCGCCGGAAACCTTGTAGCAGCTCTGCAGCTCTCCGGATTCAACGGCGGGATCAGTCTTGCGGAAGAGACTGACAAAATGCCTGTCGAGGAGCTGCTGCTGAATCCGGTCAAGATCAAGATACGGCTTTTCATCAGCTCCACACTTTTCATCAATTGCCCAGTCGATACGGCTGCATTTCGTCTTGCAGCTCCATTGACACATGGAACGGAAGCGATTAAGGGCAGTCCGCAGCGTAACACCTTTATGAGCTTTAAGATATTCAGTATAATAAGCGATACCGCCGCCGGAGAACTCCAGACATATCCCCTGTTTCTGGAACGTGCTGAGAGAGGAGACCTTCAGAGAAACATCATTATAACGGTAAATGGATTCATAGCCATAGCCGGCGCCGACCAGGACGAACCAAGACCGCCACTCTTCAATAAAAAGGCAATCAAAAAGACGGTCAAGAGCCTCGGAGATAGTCCAACCGCTTTGATCAGGCAGCAGCGAGATGGTCAGATAGTCGATTTTTGCAGATATCATCTCTTTTTCACCTCCCTGCCAAGTCTGCGCTGCGTTTTCTTATCGCCGACAAGATCGGGAGCGAATCCGGTTCCGGCTCGGTTAGCCAAGATCTCCTCATCTGATATGTATTCCTTATCAAGCATGGAATCAACCATCTCAATAGTATCATACTTACTCCGCAGCTCGTCAGTCTGAACATAGCTGTAATACATGAGCTGCCGTAATGGCAGCAGCGGATTATTGAACCACTTATCGTATTCCTGCGCGTCATATTCAGCACATGTAGTATAACGTGCGAACGGATCCGCAAAATAACTGTGGCAGACCGTAAGAGTATCAGCGATATCCCGAAGCTGCTTATCAAGGAGATTCCACCTCTGGACGGTACCAAGCAGCATGATCCTCCGGTGACGGCACTGCAAAATCAACTGATAAACTGGTTTTGGAACAGATTTTTTACTGCTTGCAAAGTCCCGGCTATTGAAGATACTGCCGATCTCGTCGATCAGGACTATAGATTTATCCGGAAGCTCCAAGATCTGCGAGCTGTTCACGAGCTTAATTATTTTTGTGTCCTCCGGGAACCCATACAGAGTAAGATTAGTAAGGACGGTAACGCCCTTGTGGGTCTTACATATATTATAAGCACGTCTGACCGCGGAGATCGTCTTACCTCCGCCGAACTTACCAATGAACAAATGAAGCCCCCAGTAATTGAACCTCGTCCAGCCTTTTTCCTTTATATACTTGCCGAAGTCCTTGAAAATATAATACCAGAACACAGGAGCAGCGCGCAAGGCTGCAAATATCGCACGTAACATAATTATACCTACCTATCACCTTTTTTAATTATACGAACTATCCAGTTCAGCAGGAAAAGAAGAAAAGCAAAGTCCATGAACCCGCTAGTAAAGAAGAACAGAGAACGAAGATTGACCAGGGGAAAAAGAGAATCCATCAGCGTTTATCTCCTTTCACAAAATCAAGAATGATCGAAAATATCACGTTGAACACGAATATAACGACCGTCCAGGCAGCACCGCCGTACATGATCCAGGTAACAACATCCTGATAATCATTGAAGAACCAGTTATGAAAGAACTTTACGAAGTCCATCAATAAACCCTCCTCTTGAACAGCTTGCCGATTAAGGAGACTCCGGCGAAGATCGCGACGATAAGCAGCAGAGCTTCAGTAACTGAGTAGTTCTTGAACGGCTTGTCCAGGGCTGCATTATCCTTGAGCCAAAGAGAATAAGCCTTATCATAGTCCTCCTCGGTCAGATCGCCGTTAGGATCGTACACGCTAACAGTACCCTCGGCAGATACTATAATAAAGCTCTTATCCCCGGACTGCTGCTTTGTGGTTTCAATGATCTGATTAAACTCGTCGCTGCCAACAGGATAGAACGGACCTGAAGGGGACGCGTCGGGAATTCCGTCATGATTTTCGTCAAGTACCCTGCCCCAGTCATTACGACCGTCAAGATCGTAATCAATCGGAATAGGTAAATACACATCATCATCAACTATGTAATAATCATCAGTCGCTGTAATAGTCCCATCATTATGATTGGAGATCCTTGAAGCGAATTCAGCAGCGTCGATTATTTCATACTCCGGATATCCCAAACCGATCTCATCGCCGTTATTGACCAGAGAATAACCGTTATAGCTCTGAGGCACAGAAGCATCGAACGAGAAAACAAGTTCCTCGTGCTCTGCAACCCCATCACCGTCGTTGTCTATGAGAGCATAGAACTCAGACACAAATTTTCCGGCATTGTTCAGCTTACGCTTGATCTCCCACTTTGCATATTGTGTGATCGCCTGAGTGAGAAGCTCAGACAGGAGAGCTAAAATAGCACCTTCCACTTAAACACCCCCTATTGAAATATCCTGCCGAGGAAATCCACGACAAGCATTACAACCGCACCGCCGATGAGCAGCAGCCAACCGTTAATAGTTACATCACCAAACGTAACAGTAAAAGAATCAAAAACAGCCTTGCCCCAACCGAATATATTGCCGGCTATAACTGCTAAATCCATAAAAATCATCACCTTCCCAGAAACCGCGCCAGAATCACAAGCGCGAAGCCTGCACAAAGCATAATAACGATCGGATCAGGGAGCCAGGAAAAGAAATTTTTCATGAATCCGCTGAAGCCCGTGGTTTGTTCCTGCATCCAACCGTAATAGTTATTCAAAGAAACGTCCTGATCAAATTCGACACCCTCAGGACTGGAAGAAACGTCACCTGAGCCGGACGAGCCAGAGCCACCGCCGTTAACATTGATATTTATGTCTATGGGTTTTGTGTCGATCTCGATCTTGCCGGATACGTCCACCTTACCGCCTACCGTAACATTTCCGCTGACCGTTCCGGATCCGGAGTCATCTTTTGTATCGTCCTTGCTGCCGTTCTCGGGCAGCGTGTAGTTATTTGTTATGTAGTAATTGACCGTCCCATGATCCCCAGTATCGGGGTTCGTGATGTCATAATCATATATAGTATCACCATTTATTGTTATGGTGTAATTGTCTGGAATCTTGTCATAATCAATTTGAGCCTGATTAGCAAAAAGCTGAAAAGGCTCGTTTGACATAATGTAGCCCCAATCATCGTTTTTGTTAGTGTCTGGTGTGAAAGTAGTACTTTGTAACAAAGAATCAATAAGTTTATATTTAACATATTTACCACCATAAAAATAACCATAATCAGTGGTTATATCAGGACGCAAATATTTTTTATTAGAACCTGACATATAGTCTAGATATGTTGGATAAAGTATGACACGATAAAAACGTAAATTTAAAAGTTCCCACGAAACATACGGACATTTAACTATATCCCAAGGAGCAGAAAAGGAAGATATTAGCTTATTATCACTAAGATTATATATATCCAAACAAATATTTAAATTTCCCTCTTTAGAAGTACCTGAAGTATGAAAATAGGCATATCTATCCGGATATAAAGTCCCCTCGGACAAATCATCGTCCTGATAAAACGGAAGAACATAAACTCCGCCTGTCCAGTACTGCTTCTTACCCCAGTCGTTATTAACATACACCGGAGGAGTAGGATTGAAGAAATAGAGATTGTTTTTTCCTACATCGCTTTCATTGCTCTGATAGCTGTAGATATACTGACTTGAATTAGGGTGCGGTTTGTAATATTCGCTCCAGTAATCATTAATCTGCTTAACAGTACTTACAGGAAGCTCCGGTTTTATTTCTGTAGCTTCTCCCCTGCGACGTCCTCCACCGCCTCCGGAACGATGTTCGCGGTTATCCTCATACTGTAATACACCGTCTTTAAGATAGTAATAAAGATCATCAACCGGAGAAATTGCAAGCGCTCCATCAGACATGGTTTTGATCCATGAAATAGGAATATCTACAGCGCTGCCGAGAACGTCCCCGAAATCACTGGAAGAAAGAGACTTGAAGTAATCTATATAAGCATTTTTTAATGCTATAGCGTCCGCGCTTACGTCGTCCCAGCTTGCAGCAGCTGCAAACGCAGGGTACGAAGCAGTCAAAAATGAGATAGCCATAATACAAGCAGCGCAGATCAGGGCAACACACTCTTTAGGATCACGCTTAAAATACAAAAAAACGCGCTTTATAACATCTTTAAAATTCATATAATACCTCCTACGAAAAAAGCGGAGACCAGAATATTAATCAAGCCTCCGCTATTCAACGTCTCCCGACGTAAGCCACGATCAGCGACCGCGCCCGAACGCATTAGTAACACGGCGCATATACCGGATACCAATGCCGATAAAACCGATACCGAGGAAAATCAGGGTAAGCGGATTAGTTGTAGCGAAGTTAATCACCGGAGTAAGCACGCTAGTGAAAAAGTTCGTTACAGTTGTAGAAATAGCTGTCCACATAGCTTCCATAGTCTTTAACACCCCACTTTCTTCAAGAGTAATCTGACTTCCCGCAGCCTCTACAGTAGAGAGCAGCATAACAGAGAACACAAAATCACCTCTTTCTATATCAACGGTTACGACCGCTGAAAACTGTAATGATCTTTCGAAGGAAAAAAGAAGCAACCAGGACGAGGAAAAGCCCTTCAACAAGCAGAGCAACCGGATTTTCTGAAGCAAACTGGATTGAATCCTCAAAATACTGAGGAACGTAACCGATACCAGAAGCTATATCCTCCCACATCTGATTATAAGCCTGCTGCATTTCTTCCGGACTGTTGAACCCGGCTTCGGCAGTCATCAGCTCACCTCTTTCGACCTACGATTACAGAAACGATCACTATTCCCAGGCAAAGAACGCCGAGGATTGCAACAATGATTTGCAATACATTCATGACGTTATTCCTCTGCCATAGAAATGCCGACTACCTTGCCCTTAAGATTAGTCTCAAGCTCAACGTTATGCTGTACGTAAGGAGTAAGAGAAGCAACCGTAAAACCGACAGCGTTGCAAATTTCTCGGCTGATAAACTTTGAATCAGCTCTTAAACCAATAACATTGCGGTCAGGATAATTGCACTGAAGAGCAATACCATCAATCACGCCTTTGCCGTCCCTGGTAGGAAAGTTCATGTCCTGGATACCTACAAGAAATACTTTTGCCATTGTAAACCTACTTTCTGCCCCGTTCCGGGCGCTTATGTAATCGGCATTATTGCCGTGGAAGTCGTTTTTTTGTACTTTCTGCTAAAAAATAACGACTAGAAAACAGCAGCCAACATCAAAAATAACCGGCAATTTCAAGCTCTGGCTTTAGTTTCTTTTTCCTGTAGGAGAAACTTAGTTGGAAAAGGGATATAGCGCCCACTACGCTTCCGGATGGCAGTGGTTTTATTTTCACTCGCAACCACTAAACGAGCTCACACAGGTTCATCTATAGACTTTAAAAAGGGTATGGATCATTCGGATCAGGATCAGGTTTATAAAGATTAGATAAAACAGCATCAAGATACAAGCATAAATCAAACAGCCTATCAACCTTATAATCCAGGGCAGCGAGTTCCTCAGAAGGTACAAAATCAGAATGCTGACTAAAACGCCAAAGTTTTGTATAAGCGTCTAAAGCTTTATGATAATCTTGCTGCAGAGTATTAGACAAATATACCAAATCATCCTCATTCAGAATAAGGGTAGCAGTATTCTTCATTTTTGCTCACATCTCAACAATCTGAACATCTTCGCAGCTTAAGAGACCTTCAAGTTGCTGTTTAAGGATAGCGACAAGACGGATATCACGACTAGCACAAAGATTGTTTTCTGTTTCGAGCTTTTCAAGGTATACATCAAGAGCATCAATGATAAGCCCAATATCAAAATCATCGAGGACGGGAGTAACACAAGGTTTCAAGACTTTTTCACCTCCACAAGCACAGAGGGACGATTTGAAATATATATGAAAAAAGTTCGGAGATCTTCAATTTTTCTAAGCTCAGCTTTTGAAAAATCATCATCGCTATTTTCATACTTCATTCGCAAAAGCCCTAAAACTTCTTTTATATCCTCTAGATCTTCACGCGTGAGTGTTATCTTTTCAACATGTTGCGACGAAGAAAGAACCCTTAAAAACCGAAATAAAAAGAAGAATCCCAAAAAGAGAGATAAAACGAGAGTTAGAATGAAATAAGTATTCTCATTCAT